TTTTTGTTTTAAAGCAGAAGACGGCATACGGGATCGTGATGTGACTGGAGTTCAGAAGTGTGCTCTTGCGTAGTTTAAAGGAACAAAATGGCTAAAGAAAAACAAGTGGTATTTGACGAAGAAACCAGCGCAGAAACTGAACTGGTTGGTTGGGTTGTCAGCCGCTTAAACCAATGGCGTGACTACCGTGATGTGAACTATCTCTCTGATTGGGAGGAATATGAGCGCATCTTCCGTGGTCAATGGGCTGCTGAGGACAAGACCCGTGAGAGCGAACGCAGCCGCATCATTAGTCCTGCCACGCAGCAGGCTGTGGAAACACGCCATGCCGAAGTTATTGAAGCCATCTTTGGTCAAGGAGAGTTCTTTGATATTGAAGATGATATCAAAGATGTGGACGGCAACCCAATGGATGTCGAAGCCATCAAGCAACTGCTTATGGAAGACTTCAAGCGGGACAAGATTAAGAAGAGCATTGACCACATTGAACTGATGGCTGAAATCTACGGAACAGGCATTGGCGAGATCACTGTTGCTTCCTACACCGAATACAAGCCAGCCACACAAGCAATGCCTAACATGCAGGGCATGGCTGCCATTGGTGTGGCTTCATCTGAGCGTACATGCGTCAAGCTCAAGCCTGTCAATCCAAAGAACTTCCTTATCGACCCCAATGCAGACAGCATTGAAGAGGCTATGGGCTGCGCCATTGAGAAGTATGTGAGCATCCACAAGATTGTAGAAGGCATGGAAAAAGGCATCTACAAGAAGGTGGACATCCAAACCTCTGGTGAAGAAACAGACTTAGAGCCAACACAAGAGCTTTCCTACTACCAGAACGATAAGGTTAAGCTCATCACCTATTATGGCCTTGTCCCTAAAGAATACTTGGATGAGATTAAAAATGGTGAAGCTGTTGATGTAGTGGATTTGTTCCCTGAAGACAGTGTTGCTGATGACTATAGCGACATGGTTGAAGCCATCATTGTCATTGCCAATGACGGACAACTGCTGAAGGCTGAAGAGAGCCCCTACATGATGAAAGACCGCCCTGTGGTGGCCTATCAGGATGATACAGTGCCGGGCCGCTTCTGGGGCCGTGGAACCGTTGAGAAGGCTTACAACATGCAGAAAGCCATTGATGGTCAGTTGCGTGCTCACATGGACTCTCTGGCCCTTACAACGGCTCCTATGATTGCTATGGACGCCACCCGCCTTCCTCGTGGTGCTAAGTTTGAGGTGAAGCCCGGTAAAGCCATTCTCACTAATGGCAACCCGAATGAAATCATTTCTCCTTTCCACTTTGGTCAAACCACGCAGGATGCTCCAGCAGCCGCTCAGAACTTCGAGCGTATGTTGTTACAAGCAACTGGCACAGTGGACAGCGCAGGCCTGCCATCGGCAGCGCAGCGTGACGCCAGTGGTCAAGGCATGTCTATGGCAATGGCAGGGGTGATTAAGAAATACAAACGCACCCTTGTGAACTTCCAAGAAGACTTCATGATTCCGTTCATCTACAAAGCAGCATATCGCTATATGCAGTTTGACCCTGAGCGTTATCCTTCTGTTGACATGACCTTCATTCCTACAGCTACGCTTGGCGTGCTTGCCCGTGAGTATGAACAGCAGCAGATGATTGGTTTGTTGCAGACATTAGGCCCAGACACCCCTGTGTTGCCTGTACTCTTAAAGGGCATCTTGGCTAATTCCAGCTTGTCTAACAAAGCTGAACTGATGGCAACATTAGACCAGATGAGCCAGCCTTCTCCAGAAGCTCAACAAGCACAACAAGCCCAACAACAAGCAGCAATGCAACTGGCTAGTGCTCAAGTGGCTGATTTGCAGACAAAGGCACAGAAACAAGCAGCAGAAGCACAGCAGATTCAAGTTGATACGCAGTTGGCTCCTCAGTTGGCACAGGCAAAGCTCACAGCAGCCTTATCCACCAATCTGGATGACACCAATGAGAGTAAAGACTTCGAACGCCGTGCTCGTATCACTGAACTGATGCTGAAAGAGAAGGATTTGTCAATTAAAGAACAAGACAGCATCCGTAATGAACGAATCACCATGCTCCAGATGGACAAGAAGAAGGAGAATGACGCAACGTTCAACACATTGATGAGCAATGGATAAAGCCATCATCTTAGCAACGGAGCTTAAAACCCTCCGTGAGCGAGTTGCTGCCTTAGTCGCCATTCCCGTCCCTCTTGATGGCTCACAAGGCCCTCAAGGGGAGGCTGGAAAGGACGGAAAGGATGGCACTAAGGGCGAACAAGGGCCAAAGGGTGATAAAGGCGACAAGGGCGATGCTGGAGCCAAGGGTGATGTAGGAAAACAAGGCATTTCAGTGGTTGATGCACGCATTGACCTCGATAACAGCCTTGTCATATCCCTGTCAGATGGTCGTGAGATTGATTGTGGAACCATTACGCCCGGTGAAGCACGAGCTTTGGTTGCTTTGAAGCAAACACATGGCAATGCTTGGGACAGAATTGACTTCAACACCACTCTTCCTAACCCTCAGCACCAAGAAGGTGTGTTGTTTTATGACTACACCGACCATTCTTTAGCCTATTACAACGAAGCAGAGCAAGTAACTGTCAACATTGGCCGTGAAATGCTTGTTCGTGTGTATAACAACTCTGGAAGTTTGCTTGTAGATGGCGATGCTGTCTATATTAGCGGTACAGACACCAACTTCCCCGGTGTTGTTAAGGCTAGTGCATCCTCTGAAGTCACCTCTAAGTCTATTTTAGGGCTTGTAACGGCTCCTATTGCTGTTGGTGGATATGGATATGTGTGTGTTTCTGGGTTGGTAAATGACTTAAACACTGCTGCTTATGCAACAGGAACAATTCTCTATCTTTCAGCTACAACAGGCCAATTAACCAACATTGCTCCTCTCCAGCCTAATTATGTGGTGGAGATGTGCACTGTTATCTTTAGTAGCGCCACCAAAGGGCGTGTTTATGTGAATGTGGACAAGAAGGATTGGTTTCCGTCTATTGAACTACTTAATACAGACGCACTTACAGTGCTTCCGATAATTCCTACAGTGTTTAAGGCTACAACAATTGCCCATAACGATGGATTCACTTACGACACAGCTACAGGGGTTATGACAACCTTGGTTAGTAGTTCATATTCCCTCAATCTAAAGTTTAATGCACAGCCTTCTTCTTCTAACAAATACATCTACTTCTATGCAGAAGAAGACAAAGGAAGCGGTTGGGTTATCGATAGGTATTCAGCAAGAAAGCTTGAACTACAGAATCAAACGGAAACAGAGGTGGTTATTGGTGTGAGTCACTACTACCCAACTGGTACAAAGATTAGATATTTTATATGGGGAGATGCTTTCATCACTCTTAAAACTACTGATTTATTAGGAACAACTCCCGGAACTGTCACGGTTCCAGCGTTTAAGTTGCAAATGGCTTAATATTTATTTTATCTCCCTATTGACTTTTGTGTTGTAAAAATGGTACAATGGTTGTATAGAAACAACAAAGGATAAAGCCAATGGCTCCTGAATTACAGAAGTATTACGAGGAAACTTTCTCAATGATGGCCACTAAAGGGTGGTCCATGTTGATGGAAGACCTCACAAAGATTAAAAACACGGTTAATGAACTGTCAACTGTCCAAGATGCTCAATCTCTTTTTCATCGACAAGGACAGATCGACATTCTTAACCTGCTTTTAACCCGCAAAGAAGCGTGTGAACGTGCATTTGAGGAGCTTACAGAATGAAAAGATTCTATGAGTTTCGCTGTGCACATGGGCATGTTTCTGAGCACTATATAGACGAAAGCTTACGAGTTGCTTCCTGTAAAGAATGCAACGAAGAGGCCATTCGTATCATATCCACCCCGCGAGTTTCATTGGAGGGCATTACAGGTGCTTTTCCCGGAGCAGCGGATAAATGGGTACGAGATCGCGCTGAAAAGCGCAAACAAGAGCAGAAGAGAAACGCTGAATAAGCGCCCTTTTGAAGTTATTTATAAATCTCCTAAAACCCTTCATGGGCAGGAAAGGACAGTATGGCATTAATCGACAATGAAGAACTGACTATCAGTGAATTTGACGCTGTAGAACAACAGGAGAAGGTGGCTGAGGCTGCTCCTCCTGTAGAAACCACTAAACAAAAGATTCCTTCTAAATACGAAGGCAAGAGTCTTGAAGATATTGTGACGATGCACCAAGAGGCTGAGAAGCTGATTGGGCGACAGGCACAGGAAGTTGGTGAGGTTCGTAAGCTGGCAGATGAACTGCTAAAACAGCAACTCTACAAGAAAGATGAGCCTGCTTTAGTTGAAAACGAAATTGACTTCTTTGAAGACCCAAAGAAGGCTGTTCGTGATGCAGTGGATAAACACCCAGATGTGTTGGCAGCTAAACAAGCAGCCGCGCAGATGAAACAGATGCAAACGCAGGCGATGCTCCAAAAGAAACATCCCGACTTTGCTGAAGTGATTCAAGACGGTGAATTTATCAATTGGGTGAAGGGAAGCAACTTGCGTATGCAGATGTATACACAAGCCGACTCCTCCTTTGACTTTGAAGCTGCTGATGAATTGCTTTCCACATTCAAACAGATTCGTGGTGTAAAAACAACACAAGCGCGTACCGATGGTACTGAAGTTCTTAAACAGAACATGAAAGCTGCTGCTGTTGATACTAGCGGAACTGGTGAGTCTCCAAGGAAAGTTTATCGCCGTGCTGACCTTATCCGGCTTCGCATGACAGACCCCGCTCGTTATGAAACGCTTGAGCCTGAAATTCGTCAGGCTTATGCTGAAGGACGAGTTAAATAACGCGCTAACGCGCTCATAAATAGGAAATTTACAAATGGCTTTAGGTACTGCTCACGTCACTACGACAACCGCTGCAACGTTCATCCCAGAAATCTGGAGTGATGAGATTGTTGCAACTTACAAGAAAAACCTTGTTCTCGCTAATCTGATTAAAAAGATGAGCTTCAAGGGCAAGAAGGGTGACTCCGTTCACATTCCTGCTCCTATCCGTGGCTCTGCTTCGGTTAAAGCTGCTTCCACCCAAGTGACCCTGATTGCAGGCACTGAGTTGGAAGTTATTGCAACCATCGACCAGCATTACGAATACTCGCGTCTGATTGAAGATATTGTCGAAGCACAGGCTCTGGCCTCGCTCCGCAACTTCTACACTGAAGATGCTGGTTACGCCCTTGCCCGTCAAGTGGACACCTCCCTCATTCAGTTGGGTCGTGGCGTTCAAGGTGGTAACGGTACTGCTGCTTACAATGCAGCCTTCTCCGGCGCTGACGGCACTACCGCTTATGTGGCTGCTGCCAACACTGGCCTTGGTGCTCTGACTGATGCTGCTATTCGCCGCTCCATTCAGCGTCTGGATGACAGCGATGTGCCTATGGATGGTCGCTTCCTGATTGTTCCTCCTTCGACCCGCAACACCCTGATGGGCATTGCTCGTTTCACGGAGCAAGCATTCGTTGGTGAACAAGGCTCTGCCAACACCATCCGCAACGGTGAAATCGGTAATGTGTATGGCGTGCCTGTCTTCGTGACCAGCAACGCTGAATCCACCACTGGTTCTACCGCTGCTAAGGCTTGCCTGATGGGTCATAAAGACTTCGCAGTGTTTATCGAGCAGATGGGTGTTCGTTCACAGACTCAGTACAAACAAGAATACCTCGGTACTCTGTTCACTGCTGACACCCTGTATGGTGTTAAGGAACTGCGTGATGGCGCTGCTGTTGCGCTGATCGTGCCCGCTTAATTGATGGCTTGAAGGAGGCTCCTACGGGAGCTTCCTTTTTATAACGAACTAATAAGCTCTTTACAAAAAGGAAACAACATGGCTAAATTCAAATGTATTCATACAGGTTGTGTGTATGAGTGGAATGAAAAAGAAACAATTGACAACATGCGTAAGCACGCTGAGTATGTGGAAATCGTAGAAGAGGAAAAGCCTGCTCCTAAGAAACCTGCTAAGGAATAGAAATGTTTTGTGATTTTCCTAAATATAAACATTTAAAACAAACAATCTATCGTGGTCCCGGTGGAGGTGGTAATGCTGACTCAGATGCTGAAATCAATGCTCTGACAGCCCTTACTAACCAATCCCTTGCCTATTCTGAAGCAGCCGCATTAGAGGCTGATGCAGCAGCCGCTTCAGCAGCAGCAGCGTCTACCAGTGCCGCTAGCGCAGCTACGAGTGCGTCTGGAGCAGCCACTAGTGCGACCAACGCAGCTTCGAGCGCCTCTAGTGCATCCACCAGCGCCTCTAGTGCTTCCACTAGCGCCACAAACGCAGCCTCTAGTGCTTCTGCTGCATCAACCAGTGCCACCAATGCAGCGTCTAGTGCCTCTGCTGCTTCTACAAGCGCCACTAACGCAGCAGCCAGTGCTACAGCAGCGGCCTCTAGCGCTACAACAGCTACAACACAGGCTGGCATAGCAACAACGGGAGCCGGAACGGCGACCACGCAAGCAAGCAATGCAGCTACCAGCGCTACGGCAGCAGCAGGCAGTGCTACAACTGCTTCCACACAGGCAAGCAATGCTGCCACCAGTGCTTCAGGTGCTGCTACTAGTGCTACCAATGCTTCTAACAGTGCTTCTGCTGCATCAACAAGTGCAACCAATGCAGCAGCTTCTGCCACAGCAGCAGCAGCCTCTGTAGCCTCCATTGATTTGCCCACCATTGTACGAACCACTGGTGACCAAACAATTGGAGGAATTAAAACCTTCTCTTCTACAATTGTAGGAAGCATTAACGGGAATGCTGCCACGGTGACGGCAGTTACGCCTGCTCAGGTGAGCGATCAAGCCAATACAAGCACAGGCTTCTTTGACCTTCCTGTAGGTACAACAGCACAACGAGGCAGCCCCACATCTGGTGCTATTCGCTTTAACACCGACACACCGGGCTATGAGGGCTACAATGGCTCTGCATGGGGCAGCTTAGGAGGCGGCAACACCACCACCAAAGGCTTGTGGGAGAATGCTAATTCCATCACTGCCTCCTATACAATTGGTACAAACAACAATGCAACCAGCGCAGGCCCAATCACAGTGGCCTCCGGGGTAGTGGTAACAATTCCAACAAATTCAAGGTGGGTAGTTTTATGACAATTCTTTTGGATGGCACAACAGGAATCAGCACACCAGCAGAAACCGTGCTTGGTAACCTGTCCTACACAGGAACCTTGACAGGGAACGGGGGTATAGTAAACCTCGGCTCTGGTCAGGTGTACAAGGACGCATCGGGGAATGTGGGGATTGGGACGAGTTCTCCAGCAGTATCTTTAGATGTTTGGGGAAGTAGTTCTGTAGAAACCATAAACTACACCCAGAGATTGGCTGATACTAAAGCCTACAATGCAAATCCCGGAGTAGGGGTAATGGCGTTTTTAAAATACAATAGCAGTGGTGGATATGCAGGGGTAGGCGGGTGGTCGGTTAATAAAGAAAATACCACCGACGGTAATTATGCAAGTTACATGGTATTTGCCACTAGACCTGCTGGGGGCAGCATTACAGAACGCGCCCGCATCGACTCCAGCGGCAACCTGTCTATCAAACGGACAACAAATCCTGATGCAAATGCGCTTAGTGTGCAGCAAACAACTTCAAATTCTGCAGTGGGGATTTACTGCGGCCCCGGCACAACTGGCGCTATTAACTTTTACAATAGTGCGGGAACATATGTAAATACTATAACAGTGTCGGGTAGCACAATCACCTACCCAACATCCTCAGACTACCGCCTGAAAGAAGCCATCGCCCCAATGACCGGAGCCTTGGCAAAGGTGCTTGCTTTGATTCCTGTCACATACAAGTGGAAGGTGGATGGCTCAGACGGTCAAGGCTTCATTGCTCATGAACTAGCAAATGTATGCCCACAAGCAGTGGTTGGGGAAAAAGATGCTGTTCGTGAAGACGGTTCAATAAAGCCGCAAGGCATCGACACCAGCTTCCTTGTGGCAACTCTCACAGCGGCAATTCAAGAACTCAAGGCCATCGTTGATGAGCAAGCCACCCGCCTCACCGCTTTGGAAGGAACAGCAGCATGAGCTCGATTGCAATAACCGGAGGCGCTACAGGCACTGGAGTGTTTTCCCTGTTGGCTCCTTCAACATCTACTAACCGCACGCTGACGCTGCCAGATAGCACGGGCACAATGGCAACAGCCGAAAGCACGTTGGCTCAATTCAACGCCAGCGGCAGCGCCCCTGTCTACGCCTGCCGCGCATGGGTGAACTTCAATGGCACTGGCACTGTGGCGATTCGTGGGAGTGGGAATGTGTCGAGTATTACGGACAACGGCACTGGCGATTACACGGTGAACTTTACGACTGCTATGACGGATGCGAACTATGCAATCGTATGCGGGATAGATGGATTTGGGGTGTCTAATGGTCTGGCAACCAACGTAGGAACAACTGCTTCTGCTGGATATAAAACCACAACAAGTTTTAGAGCTAGACAAGTAAATTCTGCGGGAACTGCGGTAGATTATCCAGATTTCAATTTTTCCGTCTTCCGCTGAAAGAACACCATGAGAATTATCTACAAAACACCAGACGGCGGCGTGGCGGTCATCATCCCAGCCGACACCATTGAAGCCTGCATGAAAGACATTCCAGAGGGCGCTGAATTCAGCATCGTGGACGCCGCAGATATTCCAGAAGACCGTACATTCCGAGGAGCGTGGACATGGGCATCGTAATCGACATCACCAAGGCCAAGGCCATCACGCACGAGGCTCGTAGAGCCGCCCGCTCTGCTGAGTTTGCTCCGCTGGACATCAAAGCCACCATCCCAAGCGAGGCCGCAGCCGCTGAAGAAGCCCGTGCAGCCATCCGAGCCAAGTATGCAGAGATGCAGGCTGCCGTAGATGCCGCCGCTGATGTGGCTGCGCTTAAAACTATTATGGAGAGTTTGTAATGGCTGGCGATCTTGTAATTTCCACAATCAACGGCCAAGCGATTGGCACAAAGAATGTCATCATTGATGGCAACTTCAATGTGAATCAGCGCGGTGTGTCTGGCACAGTGACGCTGGCTGCTGGCGCTTACGGACATGATCGCTGGAAGGGCGGCGCGTCTGGTTGCACCTACACCTTTGCAACTGTTGAGAATGTCACAACCTTAACCATTTCAGCCGGTTCGCTGGTGCAAGTGGTTGAGGGTTTGAATCTTCAGTCTGGCACTTACACGCTGTCGTTCAATGGTACAGCGCAGGGCAAGATCAATGGCGGCTCTTATTCAGCCTCTGGCGTCACTGGCACAGCCACTGGCGGCACAAACATGACCATTGAGTTCAACACCGGCACACTGAGCCTCGTCCAGCTTGAGAAGGGCAGCACAGCTACCAGCTTTGACTATCGGCCTTATGGGACGGAGTTGGGGTTGTGTCAGCGGTATCTGCCAGCGTGGATATCTAGTTCATCTGCTTATGGTGCTGTTGGTTCTGGGATGTGTATTAGCACGAACTCAGGATTTATATTTGTTGGCTTTCAAGTTCAACCAAGAATTCCACCGACTGGTGTTAGTGGAACTCCCGCCAATTTTAGAATGTATGTGGCTAACGGCGCTTCTGTTTCGTTTACTGGAATTGTATTTAATACAAGTAGTTATCTTGGTGCAAACATTCAGTTGACTGGTGCTACAAGTTTAGTTGCTGGTAACGCAACGATTATGGAAGCAACTGTTGGTGGCGGATCAGTTATTCTTTTTTCAGGATGCGAATTATGATTGAACCAGTTTGGAAACTTCTGCCACAAAGCCCAATACAGTCTGTGCAAGTGGTCTGGCGTGAATGGCCTAATGGAAATCAGGAAAGCTGCCTTGTCACGGCTGAAGCCTACCTCGCATGGCTGGCCGAGGGCAACACTGTATTACCACCAGATGAGTCTGTAAATGGCTGAACCATTTTTACCAACTGCTTTGCTTGTGATGGAACATAACATTACTGGCTTAAAGTATTTCTGTAAAACAACTGTACTTAATCGAGTTCATCGTTACAAAGGTAGTGGAAGCTCGTGGCTAAAGCATTTAAGAGAGCATGGTTTTGATGTAAAAGTTGGAATTCTTGGTTTTTATACTGAAGAAAGTCGTTGTTTAAAGGCTGCTAAAAAGTTTAGTGTTGACAATAATATTGTTGATAGTAACGCATGGGCTAATGCAGTTGAAGAAACAGGTAGAAATGGCGCAAGTATGAAAGGCGAAAGAAATCCATTCTTTGGTAAAAAACATACTCCAGAAGCAATAGAATCTGCTCGTCAAAAGAAACTTGGAAAATCTGTAAATAAAGGTGCATATCGTTCACCCGAACAGAGAGCGCATTTGTCATCTTTATTTAAAGGAAAAAAGAATCCTCTTGTTTCTGCCGCACTACTTGGTAGAAAACTATCTGATGAAACAAAAGCAAAGATTTCTGAAGCAGGAAAAAATAGACTTTGTTCAGATGAAACACGCGAAAAGATTAGACAAGCCTCTTTAGCTCAGTGGGCTGAAGTTCGTAAACTTAAACAAATTGAGGCTGACGCATGAGCGACCACGATGTAACCCACCGAGAAATCTACGACAGGTTGGTGGCTGTTGAGACTAAGGTGGATTCAATTGCTAATGGGACCAAAGATGTGGCGGCTGCTTTCGCTGCTGCACAGGGTGCATTCACAGTGCTGGAGTGGCTGGCCAAGGCCGCGAAGCCTTTGCTGTGGCTTGGTGGTCTGGTCGCTGCTGTGGTTACCTTCTGGGACCATCTCAAAGTCCGTTAAAAAAGAATGCGTGCGCTGGACGTGGACGCAAGACCGACAAACCGTCTGGTGCCTTGAGTGGCGGGAGAAACAAAATCATTGATCCATTCACCGCGCTGGCGGCAATCCAGACAGCCGTCAAGCTCGTCAAGACTGCCGCTCAAACGGTCAAGGATGTTGAGTCGCTTGGCCCTGTCCTCGGCAAATTCTTCTCAGCCAAGGCCGATGCCATTACGGTGGTCCAGCAGTCAAAGTCGGGCGCGTTCAAGGGCTCTGCGATGGGCCAGGCCATTGAGTTGGAACTCGCCATCGAGCAGGCCAGGGCATTTGAAGAAGAAGTCAAGATGCTGTTCTTCCAGTCCAACAAGATGGATGTCTGGGCCAAGATCATTGCCCGTGCGGCCAGCATCAACAAGGAAGCTGCCCACGATGCCCGCAGGGCCAAGGAAGCCAAGGCCCGCAAGGACAAAGAAGTGGATGAGATCATCACCATCATCTTGATGCTGCTGGTGGTGACGGTGGTACTCGGCGCTACAGGCTGGTTTGTGTACGAGGCCATGCAGCAATGCAACGGCAAATGTGGTTTTCAGAAAGGCTGATGATGGAAGCGCTACTCAATCTCCTAAAAGGTGCAGCCCCAATGCTGGCCACGGCTGTTGCCGGCCCACTGGGCGGCGCTGCCGTTTCCATGTTAGCCAAGAAGTTTGACGTTGAGGACACGGTGGCGGCGGTGGCCGAGGCTATTGCCGGCGATCCACAGGCTGCGCAAAAGCTGGTCGACCTTGAGATTGAGTTCGCCAAGATCGATGCCGCTGATCGTGACAGCGCCCGCACGCGTGAGTTTGAGATGGCCAAGGCCAACGCAACGCCACTGGCCCAGTTGGTGGTGCCAATCTTGGCGCTCGGCACTGTGGCCACTACGTTCCTGTTCATCGCCTCGCTGCTGTTTCTTGAGATCAAGACCGAGCAGCAGCAACTCATCATCTTCGCTCTGGGTTACGCCACTGCCGCAGCCCAGCAGGTTTTGTCCTACTATTTCGGTTCCAGCAAATCCAGCCAAGACAAGACGGCTGCACTGTCAAAGGTCGCAAAATGAAACCAGGTCTGTACAGCAACATCGCAGCAAAACGTGAGCGCATCAAAGCCGGCTCTGGCGAGAAAATGAGGAAGCCTGGCACCAAGGGTGCTCCGACTTCTAAGGCATTCAAGATTTCAGCCAAGACGGCCAAGCCGGCCAAGAAGGCCAAGTAATGAAGTCGCCAGTCTGGCAGACCAAGGCCGGCAAGAACCCCAAGGGCGGGCTCAATACCGCTGGCCGGAGTTCATACAAGGCAGACACTGGCGGCACGCTCAAGCCACCAGTTAAGACTGGTGACAACCCAAGGCGTGCCAGCTTCTTGGCCCGCATGGGTAATATGCCTGGTCCCGAGAAGAAGGATGGCAAGCCCACCAGACTGCTGCTGTCCCTGCAAGCATGGGGCGCATCATCCAAGGCTGACGCCAAGGCCAAAGCAAAAGCAATCTCAGCGAGAAACAAGAAATGAAACTGACCGAGCACTTCACGCTGGAAGAACTGACCACCACCAGCCACCGCCAGTTCGACAACACGCCCAACGATGCCGAGATGGCCAACTTGGTCAAGCTGGCCGAGTTTCTGGAGAAGGTCAAGATCTACCTTGATGGCAAGCCAATCATGGTCAATAGCGCTTTCCGGTCAAAGCAGGTCAATGACAGCGTGGGCTCCAAGGACACCAGTCAGCACCGCACGGGCTGCGCTGCTGACATCCGAGTGCCCGGCATGACTCCGGACGCTGTGGTGAGGGCTCTGGTGGCCTCCAATCTGCCGTTTGACCAGATCATCCGTGAGTTTGACGCATGGACGCACATCAGCATCAGCGAAACACCACGCCGGCAAGCGCTAATCATCGACAAGCAGGGCACCCGCGTCTTTTCGTAATGATGCCGTCATAACCACAAGTCATCATATATTTATGAAAAACATGCCGAGCACCGAGCAGGCGCTTTTGTTTGATAAATATATGGCCCACTGGCAGACAGTGCTGTCACTTGGTGACTGGCGCATTGAGCGCGGTGTTCGCCCAGCCAAAAATGCAATGGCATCAGTCGAAATAAACCAGTCGGCAAGGCTGGCGACTTATCGGGTTGGCGACTTTGGTGCGGAAGAAATCACAGAGTCGAGTTTGAAGAAAACAGCCTTACATGAATGCCTGCATCTTTTGACATACGATCTTATTGAAACAGCCGCAGACCGTGGCGCCTCACCAGAACAGTTGGAGGCCGCCGAGCACAGGGTCATCAATGTGCTTGAGCGCGTTCTAACCAAGGATTGATATGCCAGCATCAAAGACCAGCGACTCTGAATTTATTGAGCTTTGGAAAACATTGCAGTCTGCATCAAAGATTGCAAAGGTTTTAGATACGGATTTATCCGGTATTCACAAGCGGCGGAGAGCAATTGAGGTTAGATATAACATCCAATTGGTGGCCAAGGATCACGCCAAGGCCCAGCATTACACACACCTACAGACTGCCCACAATCATGCGGCTCGAGTCCAGCTTGGTATTGAGAATGGCGTGGTGATTGTGTTCAGTGATGCGCATTTTTGGCCAGGTATCCGCAGCACAGCATTCAAGGGTCTGCTCTGGGCCATCCGAGAGTTCCAGCCAAAGGCCATCATCAATAACGGTGACGCATTTGACGGCGCCAGCATCAGCCGGTTTCCGCGTATCGGATGGGATACAAAACCCAGCATCATCCAAGAACTTAAAGCGTGCGAAGCCAGTTTGAGTGAGATTGAGGAGGATGCTGGAAGGGCTAAACTGATCTGGACGATGGGAAACCATGACGCACGGTTTGAGAACAGGCTTGCGGCCAATGCTGGTGAGTTTGAGGGTGTCAAAGGTTTTTCGCTGAAAGATCACTTTCCAGCGTGGACATCCTGCTGGTCCTGCTGGCCGACCGAGGATATTGCCGTTAAACACCGGTACAAGGGCGGCATCCATGCGACCCATAACAACACTGTCGGGTCTGGCAAAACAATCGTCACCGGCCACCTGCACAGCTTAAAAGTGACGCCATATGCCGATTACAACGGAAACAGGTTTGGCGTGGATACCGGCACGCTGGCAGACCCATCTGGCCCGCAATTCCTTGATTATCTGGAAGACAATCCCACAAACTGGAGAAGTGGGTTTGCCATCCTGACGCTTTTTAACGGGCAACTGCTTTGGCCTGAACTTGTCCATGATTTCGGAAACGGGTGCATTGAGTTCCGTGGCCAGGTCTACGATGTGTCTGATCTATGAGTGGCTGGCTCATAATTGCCGTTACGGTTGTCTACGCCGGCATCTCCGTAGAACAGTTGTTCAAGGGTAATATCCCGATGGCGGTGGTTTACGCAGGCTATGCTTTTGCCAACATCGGGCTGTACATGGCAGTTTGAGGTGCTCTTAAACCCCTGTAGCGTGAGAAAATAGCGAATATTCAGGGGTCACAATGGCATACATTCCGCTTCAAATTCCACCAGGCGTCTACCGTAACGGCACTGAGCTTCAATCTGCTGGCCGCTGGTTTGACGCCAACTTGGTGCGCTGGAAAGAGGGCTCGATGCGGCCAGTCGGCGGCTGGCGCAAGCGCTCAAACAGCACGATGACCGGCAAGGCTCGGGGCATGATTACTTGGCGCACCAATGCAGCCGAGCGATACATCGGCATCGGCACGCATTCCGGCTTATATGTCTCCAATACCGATGGAGCAATAAAGAACATCACACCCACAGGCTTCACATCCGGTTACGCTGATGCCGTAGTCCCGATTGGCTACGGGTATGGCGCCTACGGTTCGTATGCTTACGGTGTAGTCCGGCCTGATATTGGTAATGTAATTCCGGCTACCACCTGGGCGCTGGACACTTGGGGCGAGTATCTTGTCGGGTGCAGCAACTTTGACGGCAAGATTTACGAGTGGCAGATTGATTTCTCAACCCCAACGGTTGCAGCCCAGATCGCCAACTCGCCCACCAGTTGCCAGTCGATGATGGTGACTGCGGAGCGTTTCGTCTTCGCGCTCGGCGCTGGCGGTAATCCCCGCAAGGTTGCATGGTGCGACCAAGAAAACAACACAAGCTGGACACCAAGCACATCCAACCAGGCCGGCGATTACGAGATCGCCACCACCGGCAGGCTGATGGCTGGCAAGCGCGTGCGTGGCGTGAATCTGCTCTTTACAGACACCGATGTCCACCAGAGCCAGTACATCGGCCAGCCGTATGTGTACAACTTTGAGAAGATCGGCAGCGGCTGCGGCCTGATATCGCAGCAGGCTGTGGCCGCCGTGGACACGATGGCTGTCTGGATGAGCCGGTCCGGCTTCTGGATGTTTGACGGTTATGTCAAGCCGCTGCCGTCTGATGTCAGCGACTATGTGTACCGCAATCTGAATACCAGCCAAGCCAGCAAGATTTACGCTGTCCACAACAGTGCATTCCGTGAAATCTGGTGGTACTACCCTTCGGCCACCTCCAATGAAGTTGACTCCTATGTATCGTTCAACTACCAAGAGGGCCACTGGTCGATTGGTACGATGTCCCGTACCTGCGGCACTGACAGCGGTGTCTTTGTCAACCCGCTGCTGGTGAGTGTTGACGGCTACATCTACGAGCACGAAGTCGGTTTTGACTACGACAGCGCCATCCAGTTCGCTGAGTCCGGACCAGTGCAGATCGGCATTGGCGACAACCTGATGTCGGCGCGGCAATTGGTGCCAGATGAGTTGACTCAGGGCGAGGTCAGCATGACATTCAAGACCAAGTTCTACCCGAATGGCGAGGAAACCTCGTTCGGCCCGTACACCATGAGCAACCCGACCGATGTCCGGTTTACGGCGCGGCAGGTCAAGATGCGGGTGGAGTCGCATGGCAATGACTCTTGGCGGCTTGGCATTCCGCGGCTTGAGGCTGTGCAGGGTGGCAAGCGATGAAGTTGCCAAACTCCACCGAGCGCTACGACCAGTTGGATCAGAACATGACGCGCAACATCATCGAGCGCGATGACTTGCAGAACTTCAAGCGCAATCAGGATGTCGAAATCCGGACCCGACTGATTCTGGCCAGCCCCAACGGCACCAGGTATCAGATCACTGTCAGCAACATTGGCGTATTGACGGCGACTGCACTATGACCGACACATTCTCAGAGCTTAATCGCTGTCGCAAATTCATCGAGGCGGCTTTAGAATACTCACAGGGCACGCACACATTTGACGATATTGCGGCAGGTGTGCTCAGCCAGCGTTATCAGCTTTGGCCGAATCACAATTCGGCGGTGGTGACGGAGATAGTTGTCTACCCACGACTCAAGGACTTGCACTTCTTCCTTGCCGGTGGAGACCTCGACGAACTCAAGATCATGCGTTCGCACATTGAAGGCTGGGGTAAGTCGGTGGGATGCACAAGGGTCTCGCTGGCTGGCCGCAAGGGCTGGGAGCGAACATTTTTGAAGGACGAGGGATATAAGCCCGAGTGGTTTATTCTTTCCAAGGAGTTGACATGAGTCTCGGTGGACAAATTACAGAAGACGATATTCGCCGGTACATGGCAATGCAGGGTGCAGCACCAGCAGCGCCACCTGCAATGAGCCCGTACATGGACCCAACAGCGATGGCCCAACAGGCTATTCTTGCGCGTCCAATGCGGCCATCGTTCACCGGCCAGCCACTATTGTCCCGTGAGGTTCCATTGGGTATTCAAGGCAACAGCGGTCTGGCGTACCCAAGCATGGCCAGCACTGGCCTGCTGAATGTCCCGAACTACACCAGCCGGTACGCTGGTACTGACAGCGGTGGTGGTGGCAGCTACGGTGGTATGCAGACTGGCGCCCCAAGTCGGGACCAGTACTCCATGACCAACGGCCTGGTGGCGTCTTTGCTTGGTCTGTCTTCAGTACCCAATGCGGCCATCCCTGTAGAGAACATGGGCACTTACGCCAACATGCCAGGCATGAACGACTTTGGTTTTGCTACACAGGCTGAAGCAAATGCAATTGCTGAAGCACAAAAAGCAGGCGGAATTGCCGCTTTTATTGATGCTGAACACGCTTTTGATAGAAACTATGCTGAAAAATTAGGCGTAGATATTGAAAATTTAATCATTTCACAACCAGACAACGGAGAGCAAGCATTAGAAATTGCTGAAAACTTAATCCGTTCTGGAGCAATTGATATTGTGTTAATTGACTCTGTGGCTGCTTTAACTCCAAACAGGTGAAATTGAAGGCGAAATGGGAG